GACGTTGCCAACGATATGATATGGTTCGGTTGTTGCATCTCAAACTTCAAGACGTTTGCTTCCATGTCTATCTCCTTATGTTGTTGTTCACGTTGTCGTGAATTGTTTAATTACCATCATCTATAACTTTCTTACCCCATGTCTATACAGTATAGCATAACTTGACATATAAACATAACACTTGGGATAAACTAGATGTTCATTTCTATACCCCTATATACACTCATAATACTCCACGGGTCAAAGCCACTGCCACTTTCCTCGATGTCCTCTATTTCCTCACCAATTCTAATGAATGAGCATGACACAGGATTTTCCATACCTTGCTTACTATCATATAACTCTGCATACTCCACCATCATTTCATACAATCTTTCGTGAGCTTTTACATCTTCGTAGCTGTCATACCATTTCAAACTATCGGCATAAAACGCTATAGTCCTAGCTTCTTTGTTTATGGTTAGATATTCATTTATCTCATAGGTATCATCAAAACATTTCTTAGTTATCTCATCACCTTGCATATCGGTGAGCATAAGTAAGAATAACCCATCAGCACTCAGATTCTTTTCTTCCTCTGTGGCTTGGTCACTCCAAATTATGTCATCAACCTTGATACCATACGCTACTTCACTCCGATAGCCCATGTTATTTATCCTCCACAGCTCTCAAGCGTTTAGAATAATAGATAGCATCTTGTATAGCTTGCCACTCAAACATATTCTTTTGCTTGGCTATCTCAAGTAACTCCTGTTCTTCTAATTGTTTCTGATGCCACATCGCGTCAATCTCATCTTGTTCCATGTTGTTCTCCTGTTGTTGAATTAACCACTCTTTAACCTTGCCCATGTTGTATCCTCCTTAACTTACGTCTCTCTTGGTGTTCCTCGAAAGTTTTGTTATATTCCTGTTCTAAGTCGTATATCCAATCTTTGAGTAGGTCTAGTCGCATTAAAGTATCATGCTTTCTAAACTCATCTAAGTTCCCTATCTCTCCCTCGCCTGCATAAAAGTTTGCTTTCAGCGTTGGCTTTGGATTGTATGCCCTCATCTTAATTCTCCCTCATCTAAGTTATCATGCGATTCACCATTGAGTGAACGGATATAATGCAAGAGTTCCCTACATACCTCATACCTACCATGCACGATGTCCTCCGTTCCATCTGTTATTTCCTCTAACCCATTGACTACTTCGGCGTCATGTTTTAATTCGTCTACGAGCCATCGAGTGATGTTATCAACCATGCCTTTGTATTTAAGTGGTCTCGCCATGATTAGTCCTCACATATGCCATTGGCACAGTTCTTAGCTTCAAGGATTTCACGTTCCAATTCCTCTACTGCTTTGTTGTTTAATACTTCATACGCATACTCTCTAACCTCAGGTAATATGTCGCCCTCGATGACGTCTAACTTGCATAGCAACCCTTTGTCTGACACGTGGTCTTTAATGATTGACTGAATGTAAGTCTCGCCTGTTATATCCTCACCCCATGATTCAATCTCGGTGAGCTTTTCTTTAGGCATTGTTACTTCTACGACTGCTAAAAACTTTATTGTCTCCATGTTATTCTCCTTGTTTAATATCTACTGTATGAATTTGCCCTGCCTGTTCTTGCCATAACTCAGGGTGTCTTAGTGCTTCTACTTCTGCTTCTTTACTGCTATGTGCTGAGACGTGAACCTCATACACAATGCTTTCCTCCAACTTAACTATATAGTTCTTCATGCTAACGTGACCTCCTAATGTTGTGCCTTGTTAATTGTATGTCCTACTAACCCATGCCACTTTACTATGTTCTGCATATCATCAGTATCTAACCATAACCCTACACTACTCGGTCTCAACTGCGATTGATGTCTTGTTGTGCTACGTGAATACTTATCCTTATTGCCTATCCACTTGCCCTGCTCACTATCATAGATATACATGGGAAAATGGTGTCCATAACTATACACCACATATAATTTCTTAGCACCCTCCTCCCAACTATACCAAAGAGCAAACGTATTGCTACCTTGAAACATCTCTAGCTTTTCTACATAATCTCTTGCCTTGTTATTTGATACTCTCATATCTATCTCCTTTAATTATCTTTGTCGATGACTTCTATTTCAACTCTGAACCCTGCATCTTCCAACCATGTAACAATCTCACTTTTTACTAACTCAGCATCAATGTAGTTCAACTCCTCATCGCCGTTATCTTGCCATTCATCGACAAGTGAAGTGTTAAAGTCATACTTCAACGTCATCTTTACCTCATACGTCTTGGTTGCTATCATCTTACGTTACCTCCCTTGTTGTTAAGTCCTTGTAAGTCGTCTCTGTTTGTAATCACCATGTAATTACTCTTGTGCATAGGTGCTATGGTGTGCTTTCGTTGTTTGGCTAGTTCTTCACCACATCTTAAACAATGTATATAACCTAGTCGCCACCTTGCCTGTAATACATGGTCACCACACTTAACGCATAGATTTTTATACTCCATTTTCTATATCTCCCCATGTCATTAAAAACTTAATTAGTAGATACAACCCTATCCATATACCTATACTCATTTGCCTAGCCTGCCTTTCTATGCCACGTGGTTAATGAAATAAACTAACGATAAGAATAAACGCTGATATACCCCACGCTACAACCTCGGTAATAACTAATCTACGAAGTCTTGCTTTTGGTATGGTTACGTATTCACTCATCATCACTTCTCTGTTATAACTTGACATATAATCTTGTAGCTTTTTGTTTTTGCTATGGTCTGTGTAGTTCATGATGCTATCTCCTTTGTTAGTTAGTCGTTCACGCTGACGTGAATTTGGTTTGTATATAGTATGTGAGCTGTTACATTCTCTCCCCACATAATACCCATTATACATGAACTTGACATATAATCCTATAACTTTACATATCTTTTTTATATTTATCATGTTCCAAGTGTTCCAAGAATGTTCCATTTTAAACTTGACTTATAGGAACAAAAATTAGGTTGGATTTGATGGTGTTCCTTGCTTGTAAGTGGTTGTATTATATATAATATATTATTATTATTTTATTATCTTTTTGTAGCCTTTTTGCTAAATGTTCCAATGTTCCAAGTTTTTTTAAGAGGGGTTCTCCTTTTCTGAAATTTGTTTGCACTGCGAAAAACAAGGTCTTGCTTTGTAAAACTTTGAAAACTCACCCCCCTACCCTTGCAACGTTGGAACATTGGAACAAATCAATATAATCAAGCACTTAGGTTGGAACATTTTTTGGAACAAGTTGGAACATGGTTGGAACATATTCACGCTGATGTGAATGGCTAATTAAACTTCTAGGTCATAGTCCAATCCACCACGCAAAACGACGGCGACGACACATAACTGGTTTCAGATGAGGTAAGATATAATTAAACGAGGTGTCCAACCATCGCATACTACGCAAATACTCGCGCGCTATATAACTGGTTTCAAAAATGAGGGCCAAAAAAAAGGAGGCCCGAAGGCCTCCCTAGTCATTACTTAGCTAACCCATTTACGATTGAATTCTGATATCGCAAGGACTAGCTTTTTATCGTTGGCGCTGTCATCACCACGCGCCTTTGCATTAGCGCATTTCTTTTTAAGACCGTCCATTGTATCCTTAACGGTTTCAGCAAAGGTCTTTGTTGCACCGCGAACCCTAGCAACGCCCTCATTCTTAATGGCATGGATAGCTTTCTTAAGATCAGCAAGGCGGTTGCTACAATATTTGCTTACTGAATCACGCTCTGCCTTGATCAAAGAATGTAATTGCGGATTGCTTTGACGTAATGCACCAAAGGCCTGCGGTGTATATGCCATGATATTGCTAACGGTGCGGTGATACTTTTCACCCTTATGGTTATCGAAAGCTAACTTATCAACAGGAAGATAATTACCTGATTCAACAATGAAACGCTGATCTATCTTTGGTTGATTCTCTGCAACCCTTAACTGATAACCCGCGAACAGTTCAGCCTTCACCTCGTCTTGAACCTCATCATCAAAGTTTGGATAAGCCTCATATACTGATCGAGCTAGAACCCTTTCATTATCTTTGTTTGTTGCTTGTTGATAACCTATTTGTTTTAAGTTTAATGTAGTCATTTGTAATACTCCTAGTTATACGGTGAAATTACCGTGATTGTTTTATCTCATAGCTGACAGGATATGTAAAGTTTCACGCTTAACTGAATAGCTATATACCCACCCAGCCCCGCCCCCCCAAAAACAAAGTAGGAGTCCCATTGCCCCCGCCCCCTTGAATATACACAAATAACACCTCATTTTCCAAAACCCACCCCCTTGCTTTATAAACTTGACATATAAAAAAATTTCTACAAAAAAAATTGAAAAGTGCTAACATGACAAACATGCAAATCATAGATAACTTCTTATCCCAAGAGTATTGGCAACATTTACACGACGTGATTACTTCGCCAGACTTTGCATGGTACTGTAGCAATCACACCTCAGCATATAAGAATGATAACGAACCTCAAATGGTTCACGTATATTACCGAGATAATAAAGTTAACTCCGAATTATTTAGTATGATACAACCGATGCTAGGTGAATTTGAAAAGCAAACAGGGCATACTATTAAAGACATACATAGAATAAAGTCTAACTTATTATTTAATCGGGTTATATCAGATGAAGCGGTGGAAAAAACAATACATCAAGACTCCCCCTATTTTGATCATGTGTCTTTGTTATACTACTTAGTAGACTCAGATGGGGACACCATTCTTTATGAAGATGACGAGAAAACTGAAAAGATGCGGATAGAACCTAAAGCTAATCGAGCAGTTATATTTGACTCAAATACATGGCATACAGGATTACTCCCCGTCAAAAACAAAACCCGATATGTAATTAATTTTACGTTAAAAGTTAAATAGCTTTAGGATCGAAGTTGTATAACTCGGAGTAGACGTTTTTAATACGAAGGAATTTAGGACCATGCTCATGAAAGTCTTCATCGCCCCGAACATAAAGAGCTAGGTGTACCATCTCGTGAAGCAAAGTTTGAAATATAGTTGTGAAGTGCCCGCATGCATTAGAACTTATTTGAATCTCCATCTCGTGTTCATCAAAGCAACCGTATATATTAGGGTTTTTAATTACTTTAAACTTAACTTTAGAAGATTTGGGCATAGGAAGGGAGTTGAAAGGTGCCATTTGGCACGCCATGTTGTACAGAATTTCTAAGTTCTTTTTAGTTAACGTGGTTTTCATTAGAATATTATACTAAATAACTATACACAAAATATAAAAGTAGGTTAAAATTAAAAAATAGCTGCAAAATTAATATCATAGGTGATACAGCAACCCATGCAAATAGAAAATATTGAAGAAAATCAACAACTTGACCAGAATTCTGTGGTTATGTACCCCAACGTCGATGATAATGTCCCTATTCCTAAGTCTGCACGCGAGGCTTTACCTGAATTATCTAACGAAGAAGAGCTAGAAATGCTAGCTAATACCATAAAACTTATCTCTGACTTAACCGGACAGCCAATTGAGGCTACGCAAGAAGACATAGATGAGGCAAAAACTGTAGCGGAAACTATGATTAAGCATCCAGAAACTAAAATTCAACTTAAAAAATATAAAAACTCAACCCTTGCTTCATTAGCTGGGATGGTAGCAGAGTTAGATTCAAGTGTTGTAGATAATTTAAAAGACTTGAAGACGTTTGTAATTAACGGACTTATTAAAGAAGCAACCATGTCAGACAAATCTAAAGAACGAATTACAGCACTACGTGCAATTGGCGAGGTAGATGGGGTCGACGCATTTAAAAAACATACTGAAGTGGTTCATAAAAATATGTCGATGGATGAGATAGAAGATAAACTGAAAACACTCGTAAATAAACTACAAAAACGGCTAGATGAAAAAGACGTTCAGGGTGAGATCATAAATAATGGTGAGTAATGCACAACAAAAGCTAACACCTGAAAAAGAAAAGAAAGAACAAGAAAAAAGAATACTATCACTTATTAGTTTTTTAGCTGCACATAAACAACAATTAGCTACAGAAGATGCTGAACTAGTTGATGCGTTGGTGGAAGCTACGAGTGGCAGGATAGTACAAGATGTAGGTAGCACATCATTCTTAGAATTTATTAATCATGTATACCCAGGATATATGGTAGGAGCACATCATGCTAGGTTGGCTAAGATATTTGAAGATATTGCTGCAGGAAAGAAAAAAAGAGTTATCGTTAACATTGCGCCACGTCACGGAAAATCGGAGCTTATATCCTATCTTGCGCCGGCATGGTTCCTTGGTAAATTTCCTCACAAAAAGGTTATTATGGCGTCTCACACAGCTGACTTGGCAGTTGGTTTTGGTCGTCGTGTCCGTAATTTGGTGGGCTCGGATGCATATAAAGATATATTTCCGACGGTAGAATTACAAGCCGACAGTAAATCGGCGTCACGATGGGGGACAAACTTTAATGGAGAGTATTTTGCTATTGGTGTGGGTGGTGCCCTCGCTGGTCGCGGGGCTGATTTGTTTATCATTGATGACCCACACTCTGAACAGGATGCTAAGCTTGGACGAGCTGATGTTTTTCTCCCTGCTTGGGAGTGGTTTCAGTCTGGCCCATTACAGCGTCTTATGCCGGGTGGTGCGATTATTGTAGTAATGACAAGATGGTCTAAACTTGATCTGACAGGTCAGATTGTGAACCAGATGGTTAAGAACGATGAGGTAGATCAATGGGAAGTTGTAGAGTTTCCAGCCATTGTGCAAGAGAAAGACGGAACTGAGAAACCATTATGGCCTGAGTTCTGGAGTTTAGAAGAGTTATTAAGTAAAAAAGCAGCGTTAGACGTACGATATTGGAACTCACAGTACTTACAAAACCCAGTATCAGAAGAAGGTGCGCTAATTAAAAGAGAATGGTGGAAAATATGGGAAGAAGAAGATCCACCACAATGTGAATTTACAATTATGAGTTTAGATGCAGCCCAAGAGGCTAATAATAGAGCGGACTACAACGCGCTCACTACTTGGGGCGTCTTTTTTAACGAAGAAACTAATAACTATAATATAATACTGTTAAATTCAATTAAAGAACGATTAGAGTTTCCTGAACTCAAAGAAAAATGTATTCAAGAGTATAAAGAATGGGAACCTGATTCGTTTTTAGTAGAAAAAAAATCTAATGGCGCAGCTTTATACCAAGAATTTAGACGTATGGGCATTCCTGTAGGTGAATTTACACCAGGTAAAGGGCAAGATAAGATTAGTCGAGTCAATGCAGTATCAGATTTATTCAGAAGTGGTATAGTATGGGCACCTGATAGACGATGGGCTAAAGAAGTAATAGAAGAATGTAACGATTTTCCAAGTGGTGCTAATGACGACCTTGTAGATAGTACAACACTTGCACTAATCAGATTTAGACAAGGCGGATTTATTAGACTACCTAGTGATGAGCCTGAAGACATAGCAGGATTTAGAAGTTCTCGAAACAGATTATATGCAATATAAGGATTAATTATGGCAGACAATATAGATAAAAGTTTATCACAAGCTCCTCAAGGATTAGAAGAGTTAGCACAAGCACAACCCGATTTAAGTATTGAAATTGAAAACCCAGAAAGCGTAACGCTTGATGATGGCAGTATGGAAATTACTATTGTGCCTGGTAAAGAAGATAATGATGAATTTAATGCTAACTTAGCAGACGATATGGATGAAGGTCAGCTCACTGAACTATCAGGTGATTTAGTTGGTGAATATGATGCTGATATTAATTCAAGAAAAGATTGGTTAACAACTTATGTAGATGGTTTAGAGTTACTAGGCCTTAAAGTTGAAGACAGAACAGAACCGTGGCCTGGGGCATGCAATGTGTACCACCCCTTGATGACAGAAGCGCTGGTTAAATTCCAAGCTGAAACTATGATGGAGACATTTCCAGCGGCAGGCCCAGTTAAAACAGTAATTGTTGGTAAGCAAACAAAAGAAAAAGAAGACGCAGCTGAACGTGTAAAAGATGATATGAATTATCAACTCACGGATATGATGCCAGAATACCGTCCGGAACACGAACGCATGCTATGGGGTCTAGGCTTATCAGGCAATGCATTTAAAAAAGTTTATTATGATCCTAACATTGAGCGTCAAGTATCGATGTATGTCCCTGCCGAAGATATTGTAGTTCCATACGGTGCATCTAATTTAGAAACAGCAGAGCGTGTGACACATGTTATGCGTAAAACAAAAAATGAATTACATAAACTACAAGTCGCAGGTTTTTATCGTGATGTAGATTTAGGTGATCCATATTTAGATATTGATGAAGCTGAGAAAAAGATTGCAGAGAAATTAGGATTTAATCCTACAGAGGACGACAGATATAAAATCCTTGAGATGCATGTTAATCTTGATTTAGAAAATGGTGATTCAGATGATGGCATTGCATTACCATATGTAATTACGATTGAAAAAGGTACAGGTACAATCTTAGCTATTCGTCGTAATTGGAATCCAGATGATAAGTTAAAAGCTAAACGACAACACTTTGTGCACTACGGTTATATTCCAGGTTTTGGATTCTACTGTTTTGGTTTAATTCATTTAATTGGCGCATTTGCTAAATCAGGCACAATGATTCTTCGTCAGTTAGTTGATGCAGGTACACTGGCTAATCTTCCTGGTGGTCTCAAGTCACGCGGACTACGCATTAAAGGTGATGACACACCAATTGCTCCAGGCGAATGGAGAGACGTAGATGTACCATCAGGCGCAGTGCGTGATAATATTTTACCGCTCCCTTATAAAGAGCCATCACAAGTTCTTAACCAATTAATGAATCAAATCATTGAGGAAGGTAGACGTTTTGCATCAGCTGCTGATATGAAAGTATCTGATATGTCTGCTAACTCTCCAGTGGGTACTACACTAGCAATTCTAGAAAGAACTCTCAAAGTAATGAGTGCGGTACAAGCACGTATTTACTATGCAATGAAACAAGAGTTTAAATTACTTAAAGGTATTATTCGTGATTACACACCAACAGAGTATTCATACGAACCTGAAGTAGGTGATAGACGTGCTAAACAATCTGATTATGATAATGTAGATGTTATTCCTGTATCAGATCCTAATGCTGCAACAATGTCACAAAAAGTTGTTCAGTATCAAGCAGTCATGCAAATGGCACAAGCTAATCCACAGATTTATGATTTACCAGAACTTAATAAACAAATGTTAGAAGTATTAGGCATTAAGAATATTGGTAAATTAATTCCTAGTGCTGATGATAAGAAACCTAAAGATCCTGTATCAGAAAATATGGATATTATTAATGGTAAACCTGTTAAAGCATTTATGTATCAAGACCATCAAGCACATATTCAAGTACATATGATGGCTATTCAAGATCCTAAGATACAACAAATGGTAGGACAAAACCCTCAAGCAGGTGTTATTCAAGCAGCAGCTATGGCACATATTAATGAGCACGTTGCGTTTGAGTATAGAAAACAACTTGAAGAACAATTAGGTGTTCCATTACCTGATCCTAACGAAACATTACCAGAAGATATTGAATTTGAATTATCTAAAGTTATGGCTGAAGCTGCTAAGAAACTTGCTGCTAAATCTGCTTCTGAAGCTCAACAACAACAAGCCCAACAACAGCAACAAGATCCAATTATTCAAATGCAACAACAAGAGCTACAACTTAAAGCCCAAGATTTGCAAATTAAACAGCAAAAAACCATGGCTGATATTCAAGCTGAACAAACTAGATTGCAACTTGATAAGATGCGTATTGAATCTCAAGAACGTATTGCTGGTGCTCAATTAGGTGCTGATGTTGTTATGAGTGAAAAAGATTTAAAAGCTAAACAACTTATGGAAGGCACTCGTTTAGGTATTGATGCAGTTAAAGCTAAAGAACAATTAGAAAATCAAAAAGAACAAGCAGCTATGCAACGAGAAATGCAAACTAAAAAGGAAACACCACCAACTGAGGAGTAAACTATGGATCAAACGCTAGAGCTATTACTGTCTCGAATAGAGGATCAGCGCAAACAAGTTTTAATAAATTTAGGAGACGGAGCGGCAAAAGATTTTGCTTCGTACCAAAATATGACAGGATATATTCGGGGTCTATCCGTCGCAGAAAGTATCATAAAAGACCTTGCACAAAGAATGGAGACATTTGAAGATGAGTGAACAAATACTCACAATGAATAAAAGTTTGGTGGATTCTAATGGTCGACCAATTATTATTCCAACAGTAGATGAAGTAGAAGCAGAAGATATACCAATTGAAGAAAGAGGCTTACAGCTTCCAGAACCAAGAGGCTATAGAATTTTATGTGCAATTCCTGAAGCAGCTGAAACATATGAAAGTGGTTTAGTTAAAGCAGGTTCTGTCAGATCTATAGAAGAACATTCAACTGTAGTTTTATTTGTAGTAAAAGTAGGAGACATGGCTTATAAAGATGAAACAAGATTTCCTACAGGTCCATGGTGTAAAGAGGGTGATTTTGTTTTGACACGTGCATACGCAGGTACAAGATTTAAAATCCACGGAAGAGAATTTAGGATCATAAATGATGACACAGTAGAAGGTGTTGTTGAAGACCCTAGAGGATACACTAGAGCATGATAGAACTCACTCCTAAAGAAAAAAGGGCACTAGCTAAAAAAGCATGGGCTCAGGCAAACAGAAATAAACGTAATGCCTCTAATAAACTTTGGAGAGAGAAAAATAAAGAAGCTATAGCTGTATATAAAAAAGCTTGGAGGAAACAAAATAAAGAACAACAAGCATTGTACGACAAATTATGGAAAAAATTAAATCCTGAAAAAGTTAATGCTCAAGTTTCAAAAAGAAGAACTGCTAAATTAAACCGAATACCTAAATGGTTAAGTTTAGCAACCTTAAAAGAAATAGAAGCTTTATATAAATTAGCTGTAGAAAAAACAAAAGAAACAGGGATTAAATGGCATGTTGACCATATTATCCCATTACAGGGCAAGATTGTAAGTGGGCTGCATGTTCCGGCAAATTTACAAGTAATACCAGCAGTAGAGAACTTAAAAAAGAACAACAAATTCACTGAGAATATCAGTGCAAACTAAGGAGTAATATATGGCTGACGTAAAAGATGGAGATATTGTTTTTGAATATCCAGATGATGATGAAATACCAGGTAGTAAATTACCTGACGAAAAAGAAGTTTTCATTCAAAAAGGAAAAAATGAAGTTAAGGTAGAAACAAAGGCAGATGATATTGATCTTGAAATTGAAGACGATACTCCTGTTGAAGATAAAGGCAAAGAACCTTTACCTAAAGAAAAAGTTGAAGAGCTAGAAAATGACACTTTAGAAGATTATTCTGAACGTGTTAAACAACGTATGGCTCAGCTTAAAAAAGTTTGGCATGATGAACGACGTGCTAAAGAGTCCGCAGATAGAGAAAGACAAGAAGCTATTAGGTTTGCTCAACAGATTGCTGAAGAAAATAAGAAGTTAAAAACTACTTTAAGCTCTGGCGAAACAACTTATATTGAGACTCTTAAAAATGCGCTTGAAAGTGAACTTGCTTTAGCTAAAGAATCTTACCGTAAGGCCTATGATACAGGCGAAACAGATAGTATAATTGATGCACAACAAAAGATGAATGATGCTCAGTTTAGACTATCTCAAGCTAAACAATATGAACCTAGATTTAAAAACTCTTTACAGGAACCTGAAAATCCTGTATATATACAACAAAATCAGAATCAAGCTTTTAAACCAGATGATAAAGCTATTGCTTGGCAGGAAAAGAATGATTGGTTCGGACAAGATGAAGAAATGACAAGCCTTGCATTAGGCTTACATGAGAAATTAGTTAGAAGTGGGATCAGTCCTACATCTGACGAATATTATCGTCGTATCGATGGTACGATGCAAAAACGATTCCCAGAATACTTTGGGGATGCAACGCTAGACGAGGAAAAACCCGCCGAGCGCACAAAACCTTCGACTGTAGTTGCTCCGGCAACGCGTAGTACCGCGCCTAAAAAAGTACGATTGACGAAGACACAAGTAGCGTTAGCTAAGAAATTTGGGCTAACACCGGAACAATATGCAAGAGAAACTTTAAAATTGGAGAATGCAAATGGATAACAACAGACAAGATCGTGAATTACAAACAAGAGAAGAATTTCAAAGGCCTGATAGCTGGAAACCTGCATCATTATTACCTGAGTTTAAAAAGGTACCTGGTTGGGCTTATCGATGGATTAGAACAAGTCTTCTTAACGACGCTGATAATCTAAATGTTTCTTCTAAGATGCGTGAAGGATGGGAACCCGTTAAATTAGCGGACCACCCTGAAATGAGAATAATGGTTGACCAAAACTCTCGCTTTAAAGAAGGCGTTGAAATTGGTGGACTATTA